TCCTGCGCCGCCTCCTGCGATCTGGAAGACAAGCGCTTTCGTGGCACCGGAGAATGGCGTGTACGTGCCGCTGACCGTGAACGTCTGCACGTTAATCAGTGTTCCCGGCGCGACGAAGGATGTCGGAAGCGCGTTCGCGTTCACCTGATTAACGATGAAGTTGAAATCCGACATGACCTGTGTGGCGTCCGCCGTCGTGCCGTTCTGAAGTGTTACCGGCAAGGTGCCGATGATAGCCATGTCGTTACCCCGCGTTCAGTAAGCCCGTGTCCTGGTATTCGGCATAGAACGTGCCGATTGATAGCGCGGAAGCGCTGGTCGCCAGAACATCGATTGCCATTTTCTGGAAATTCAATGGTGCCTTCCACGCGAGCGTGTATACGTGCGGAACCTTCGTGTTGCTGGTCCACAGCGCGCCGCCCCATGAGAAAGCGCCCCATATCGTCTGCTGCGCCTGCGTCATGATGAACGTCGAGCCGAGCGTATTGCCCTGGTCGTCCATCGCGGTAATGTTGTAGTTCACCGCTGCGCCGGAAGCCGACAGTTCGATAGTAGACTGGACAACCTGCAACTGGCGCATGTGATTCGTCTTCGGGAACGTGGACGACTTCAGGTGACTGGTGAGGTTCGTGCCTGCGTCGTTGTACACGTCATTCAGGCCGGGGATACTGTCACTCTTGAACAGTGCCGCGCCGTGGTCCGCTCCTGACAGGATGAAGTAATTCCCGACTTGCGAAGCGCAATCGTAGGTGAACGTGTGCGGCCCCGTCCACCGTAAGCGCCGGATGTCGTACCAGTAGTCGTTTGTCTGCGCGATGCCCTGAATCACTGTCGGGATGCATATCCGGTAGATGTTCCCGGAATAGGAAGCCGCGATCCGCGAAGGCGTCGTCGCGTTCTGGAACGGGACTTGCACGTCCGACATGCCGCCCTGCCCCGGCGTTTTCGACAGCGGGCCAACCGTGCCGGCGTAACTGGCTACGTAAGGCCCGTCTACGCCTGCAAAGATGATCCCGAAGGGTGAAGGGACGATACTGCGCGGCGCGACGCTGCCTGTCGTGAGCGTGATGTAGTTCAGCGCCAGATTGTTCGTGGCAGGGTCGCCCGATACTTGCCAGATCTGCGACACCTTGAACACGGCGAGCGCGCCGAGCACGCCCGAAGACGTGGTAGTCAGCGGCAGGCCGGACAGCGCGGTAATCAGCGTCGTGTCGCCGATCGTCAGATCCTGAGATGCGTTCGTGCGCACCGTCGGCGCGAGCACATCGCTTAGCGCCAGATGGTTGCTGTTGTAGGCAAAGTACGCACGGTTGTTATAGTTCGCAACAGCCGTGGGCACTTTGCCCATCGGGTTTGTCGTGAGATCGGTCGAACTCCATGCCGGTGCCGCCGGGTTCGTGATATCGATCACGCCGAAGAAGTTCGTACCCGTGCCGCTGAAGCCCGGATGCGTCACGAGAATCTTCGTGCTGACTACGGCCATTGTCGGTGGCGTCCACGCGCCGGACGTGGCCGGGGAGGCCGGCACGTTGCCTGCGACCACGCCGGAGATCGTCACGAAAGTGTTCGTCAGGCTGTTATAGGCGAACGGCTCATCGAAACCGGGATTGCGCGCGGTCGATACCATACCGTAGATCATCGTTCCGATAGACGCCTGTACGGATACGAAGGTGGGTGCCGTGAAGCTCCCGAACGTCGTCAGCGCTGCACCCACACCGGGGCGTGAGACAACGATTTCCGGGTTGCCCTGATCAAAAATGAGATTGCTTAACGCCTGGCACGCGCCGGGGAAAGCGTCTGTTGCGTCGAACGCATCGCAGAGCCCTTTCGGCGTGAAGCGCATCGGGTAGCCGTTGCGAATTCCCACATGGCCCCCTAGTCGGTGATTTTGGTCGGCTTCAACGTGCGGTTCGTGTGGAAGCGTCGCGGATCGAGGCGCACAGACTTCACTACCTGCTGTTCGTCGCCTTCCATGATGAGATGGATTCTAAGCATCGCGTCGCACTGCGCGAGGAAACTTTCCCGGCGCGTGTCGTCCGTAATGTCCATCAGGCGCGCAGCTGTCGCCTTGATGAGGTAATCCTGATCCGGAAACCACGGAATCACGGGCGACGTTTCCGGAGTCGTGATATCCGGTTGCTTCACCATGTAACGGTGCGTCAGCGTGATCTGACCGGACGACTGCGGATAGATGAACAGCGTGCCGGCGGAGTTCTGCGCCTGCGCGGTCGTCTCGTCCACGAGGATCGTCATGAACTCATACGGGTAGTTCGCAATCGACGGGTCTTTAAACTCCTGGTCGTACTCTTCCGTGCTGATCGGATTCAGGAAGTACGGCAGGTTGTTCTGTTCGAAGAACAGATCGTACGTGCGCAGGTAATTCAGCGGAAGCGTGAACGGCCCGAAGTTATTCGCCTGCACAGTGATGAATTCGGTGACCCGATTGATTTTCAGGTCACGGTGAAGCCAGAGGTCCTCAAGAGCCATGTTCAGGAACTGTCCGCCCTGCTGGACGTAGCCAGGGCACTTGGCAATGGTGCAGGCCAAGGAGACAATTTGCTGGCTCGTGAGGTACGCCATTACGCCGCCTTCTTCACAGAAGCGATTTTCGCCTTGCCTTCATCGAGGTACTTCTCGATCTGCTTGATCTGAACGGGCAGATTCGTCATCTGTGCCTGTTCCTGACTCGTCAGCTTGTACTTTGCCTTCGAGCGCTCCAGAAGATCCGCGTACGCCTTGCGGTGATCTTCGAGCATCTTCACCTGCGCCTCGATAGCCTTCTCAAGCACAGGAATTTCCAGAATCGCCTGCTGGCGAAGAAGGGCTTCGCGGTAGACATCCATCCGTTCATTCAAACCTTCCGGGGTCTCGCCTTCGATCACATAGCTACTGATCGAAACGGAAGCGCCATTCGGCGCGGGCAAGTTGATCTGGAAGTTTCCCAGTACGGTATGTTCGTTCATCGTTTCCTCTTATCGACGGCGGTCGCCACCGCGCAACACGCGGTCTTGAGCTACCTTGTAGGCGTTTTCGTTTGCACCACTGATGTTGTTCTCGTGATCCCAGGTGCGGGCCACGATTTCCTTCACGCTGCGCAACACGTCCGTACTGAATTCGTACGTCGTGCCATGCACGTACTGCTGACCGTTCAGGCGGATGTCAATCCCGCCACACGGCGCGAGATCGATGCGATACCACCAGAGGTCCTTACCGTCGTCCGTGCGGCGCGAGAAGCGCTCCGTTACGTTGGCGGTAAAGAGTGACGACTGGGCCTGAGCGGACAGACGCGCGGATTCTTCTTCCGCGATCAGCCGGCCAGCGGTCGATTTCGCCAGTTCGGCCTCAAGCGCCGCGATGCGGGCTTTAAGCTGTTCCGGGGTTTCGGCGCCGGTAACTTCCGGCTTGTCGTCATCTTCAAAAACCCCCTCTTGCGAGGGGGTGTTAGGCGTGCGCGGGGGCATTTAAGCTCCTATTACGGTGTGGTCACAGTGCCGGCAGTATAACCCGGCGTGAACGCCGAGCCAGCCTCAACACGGGCCAAAAACGCCTGGTTAAGGATAATACTCCCGTAAAAGACTTTCCATGATACGACGCGCGTCTGGTTGAGCGGATCGCTCTTGTCAGCGCCTGTCAGGTAGTGGAACTCGGGGTTCTCCAGCAGGACCTGGCCGTACGAGTGGTTACCAATGAAGATCGTCGGGAACACGCTCACGCCCGTTGCCGGTGCTGCCGGCGGCGTCTGCGCGACACCGATACCCGTCAGCGTAACCGTCTGGTTCGGCAGCAACTGCGTAGCCTGACCGGCCAGCGGGCCCGTAACAGGAACGCCGTTACCGATTGCCGTTGCCAGATTCGACGGCGTGGCCGACGTGCCGATGTACACGTTAAACACGTAGTTCGGCACGTTCGGGATCACAACCGAGATGGAACCCGTGGGGCCCGTCACGCTGATCGCGTTCGACACCTGATAGATGATCTGTTCGACCGACGTTTGCGCAGGCGAAGCCGTCACAATGATCTGGTAGCCGGCGTTCGTTGCCAGCGTGCCGCCCGAAGCGGACGCCGTACCCTGGATGGCGGCTGCGCCCGTCCAGTAGGGCATCATGTTCGATTCAACGAATCGCGCGCCGTTGAACGGGCCCAGTTCGTTGTTGTACAGGCGGTTCACGTCGCTGTACGACCATGCGTTCACAACCGTCGTGTTCTCGCGCATGTCCTGCGCCGACAGCGGGTGGATGAGCGCGATGTAGTGTTGCATGACAGCGGGCGACTTCGACGGATCGCGATACGCGCCCGCTTCGATCATCATGTCTTCGCGTTCGTCGCCCATGAAGCGCGGGACGCCGTACGTGAGGAACGAACCGACGATGCGGTTCGTCTCATGCGGCGTCATCACGTCGGTTGCCAGCAGGTTCGCGCGCGAGGCCTTGCCGTTCGCGTAGTTCACCTGAGTCGTGGCGAGAAGCGTGTTGAACGTGTTGCGTTCCAGCGTTTCCGGCAGTTGCAGCGCGACCAGTTCGCAGGCTTGCTGGAACAGCGGATGCTTGATGGTCAGGTTCGCCACGTCGGTGATGATAACGCGGTCGCCCCATTGCTGTGCCGTGGCCGAAACCTGTTGCAGCGTCATCGCTTCGCCGGGAGGCGCTACGCCTTCCTGCAACGGCGCGAACGGCA